AGCCTCAGCATCAATACTGTGGTAAGCGTTAAGATCTTGAGCAAATTCTGGAGTCCATTGTGCTTTTAACTTTCTAGTTTTTGCAACAATAGCCTCAGAAGAAAGCTCTACATTGATTTCTGGAATCTTAATTGATCCAGCAGGATTATCTTCAAAGTCTCCTCTTGAGTTATCAGCAGGTTGTTTGTAAAATACAATTGAACCCTGTAAAGCACCGGCTACACCTAAAGATAAATCTGATTTTTTAAGTACCCATGTTACACGTCTTGTACTTTTATTTACTGTAGTAAGTTCTGGGTAGTTTGTAACATCTACGTTACCTCCTGCAGAAGAGTTAGATCCTGATTGAAATCTAAAAGCTCTTACACCTTCAAAGTCGATTTCATCATTTGCACTAAAAGTATGACCTACTGTAACAAAGTCAGTAGTTGTCAAATCTTCGTTAAACGCTAAGTCATTAATTGTAACAGCCGCTGAACCTGTAGTACCACTAAAGGTAGTAAATGATCCTGATTTAGATGAATATCCGAATGCTCCAGCCCCATAAAGACCTCCGCTTACGTCTACATCTACACCCATTTTATTTTCACCAGCAGTTACGTTACCGTACATGTTGTTTCCCTCAGTCTCTTTTCCAAAAGAACTTCCATATTTAAAGTCTAAGTAAAATACAAGTCCTGAAGGTAAGTTCATTGGTTGTACACTTACAAAGTCTTTAGCAGCGATTTGAGCGAATACTTTACGTACTAATGGTAAAGCTACTCCAGCCCACTGCTCACCTTGTCCAGCATTAAAACTTCCTCCATTTCCAGTCTGGGACTGCTCAGAAATGATCTGCTTAGCTTGATTCTCTAGAATCATAGCCATGTTGTTTTTCTCGATCTCGTTAGAATATCCTTCTAAGAGTCCAGATTGGGTCCACTTGTCAGCTAAACGTGCAGCATCTGCTTGCAGGTTTTTAAAGTTGTTTTGTGACCCTTCTAATAATTGATTAATTTCCATGATTAAAATTTGTCTTTTTAAATTTATTTAATTATTCCAGCTAATTTTTGCATTCTCTTTACAGCGTCGCTAACTTCAGCTATTACTTCTGGTTTAGAAGCAGTAGTTCCTGTTGCTTTTGATGCCATACCTAATTTAGCTTCTTTGATAGTGCCTTTTTTAGTTTTACCAACTACGTTATCAGCAACTGTCTCAAATACTAATTTTACTTCTTTGACTGTTTCAGCTTTATCGAATGCAGCAATAACGCTTACTTTTTGTGATTCTGTTAGACTATTCGCTTTGAATACTTTATTTACATATAGTAACTTAGCGTTAAGAAGGTTTACTTCTTGTAACTGACCTTTCAGCTCTTCGATAGTATTCATAGCTTCTTCTAGTTCACTAGTTTCTTCTAATTCTACTTCTTTCATTGCGTCAGACATTTTTCCTACTTCGATATCTTTGATGAAGTCACCTACTTTTTTACCTGCTTTTTTAGCTTTATCCATTAAAACTACCATAGCATCTTTTAGTGCATTATCTTCTCCTATTTTATCTACGTATTCTGTTACTTCTAGATCTTCTCTTTGTTGAGTAACGCTTGCAGCAGCTGATCCAGCTTTTTCTAAACCGTGAGCTAGTTTCTTTCCTTTGTCTCCAAATTCTCCAGCTTTTAATTTAGACATTAACTTGTCTAACCCTGCACCAGCTCCAAATATAGCAGCAACTCCTGCTCCTACTGTAAGTGGATCTATTTCGTTAATCATAGACTCGTCTTTGTGATCATCAGAATGCATTGCTTCATCCTTTTTGTCATGATGCATTGCTTCATCCTTTTTGTCATGATACATAGCTTCATCCTTTTTGTCATGATCCATTGCTTCATCCTTATGATCATCATGAGACATAGCCTCATCTTTATGCTCATCAGACATTTCTGCAATTTCTCTAAGTAACTCGTCTAAGTCTATTTCTTCCTCGTCATCCGCTCCTACCATATCATCAGCCGGTAGCTCATCAGCAGGCATTTCTTCGCCTTCTGGTTCTGCTCCCATTTCCTGTGCTATAATATCACGGATTAGATCTTTAAGGTCGTCCACTTCCATGTCCTTTACCTCAATATCTTCTTCAGCTTCCTCTTCAGATTCTTCTGAATCATCGTCAGCTTCTTCTTCAGCATCCATTTCTTCAGCTTCTGCTGTAAAATCCTCCTCAATTGCTTCGTCTTTTTTGTCTTTATCCATTCCTTCTTCTACCTCTTCTTCAACTTCATTAACTACTTCTTCTTCTACGGATGAATCATCCATTTCTTGAAGTTTAGCAGCTAACATGTCTTTAAGATGAGGAGTTAAAGTCTCTTCTAAAGCTTCTTTAGCGTTAGCAATTGCGGCTTCTCTTACAGATTTAGCTTCAGCAATAGCTTGCTTGAATAAATCTTTGTTTGCCATTTTTAAAAAATTTGTGTGTTCGTACGATTATTTTAATCGTAATGTGAAGTTTTATATAATTTTTAATACAGTATAAGGAAC